GTCGTAGCGCTCACAATGCTAGGACTGCAAAGAGATCCTTGTTCAGCACCGCCCCCTCCTGGATACCATCGCAGCCGCATATACGTATTCCCGCCGCCAAGCGCGATCGTCGTGTTCACCCCAGCCGCCAGAGTCCCTGTATGCTGGCCCAGCGCACCGACCTGGGACGTGCAGCCCGAGTCATAGTTGTAATCTACAACGTAATCGTGCGACACCCCGTCGTCGTTGTAGACCGTGACTGCCTTATGCCCGTCATGACCCCTCAACGCCGGCCCATAACCGACCACAACAGCAAGCACGCCAGCACAAATACGATTCCGAATGCACATAATTGTTGGAGTTGACCCGTCATAAAATGAAAAACGCTGGCTGACCCTTTTTTGGCCGAGCCAGCGTAAGCAAAGAGACACCGTCCGTTGTTACGTGGACACTCCCGCTTTACGCGAGAGCCGCTTGTAAAGCCCGATCATTCCCGCGATCGCGAGAATCCCGAGCACGATCGGAAGCAGCACGCTCCCGCCGTAAAGGAAGTTGTCGCCCAGTGAATCGACAATGTTGGTACCCGCTGTTGAATCAAGCGCCAGTTGCGCCAGACTTCAATACGTCTTTCGTGATGTCACCAATTGATTCAGCTTCGGTTGAACCGAGTCCACCAATCAAACCATAGCCAAGACCTGATGCGCCAGCTTGTGCAGCGCGTTGGCCAAGACCCATGACTTGACCAGCAGCAGGAGCGCCAGCTAGATACTGTCCAGCTTTAGCAATTGCAGGGCCGACATAAGGCTCTGCCATCTTGCCAGCAGCTTGAACACCTTTAGTCACGCCTTGCGTTGCTATTAGCGGCAGAGATGCGACAGTTTGACCAGCAGCAGAAAGCCAAGGGCTTTCCTTGCCAAATGACTCACCAGCACCGCGAACGATGTCACGACCTTGACGGTAAGCCTCAGTCAATGGGATGCCTTGCTGAACTGCCTTGAATGGAGCTGATACAGCACCAGCAAACTCATCAAAGAAACCAAATGATGGGCCTTGCAAGGCGTTGATGAAGGCTCGTTCACCTTCAGGCTTTGCAGCGCCTTGCTGGTAAGCAGGAGACTTCTGAGTCTCCAAGAACTTCAAGATTTCGTTTGGCTGATACTGGTTCTTCAACGCTTCATTTACTTTAGCGCCAACGTCAGGCATCTGAGCCAAGAACTGGACGATCTCATCGTCACCGTATCCAGCTTTACGAGCCTCAGAGATTTTCGTTTGTAGACCGTCCATGATCTAGTCCTTAGTTTTGTGGTTTCGTGACGAAGATACTTCCCAACGATGGGCGTTGTTGGCCACCAGAGCCTGTCATCAATGATGGAAGTTTTGCTGGTGCGCCAAGAGCTTTGTTCGCATCAAGATTGTATTTGCTACCGAAGTCAGCGTACTCATTGCGCTTCGTGTTGTATGTCTGTCCAGCAGCCACATACAGCTCGTTTGCAAGGTTCTCAAAGTCTTGACGTTGTGTTGGTGTGAGCTTTGTACCTTGAGTCCAGTTGGTAACATAGTTTTGCAAACGGTCCATCTTTCCAGCCGCAGCCATAGCGATACCAAGTTCAGATTCACGCACCACCGAGCCAGGGTCCAAGAGCTTCATAATCTTCGTGGCAGCAGCAACATCACCAATTGGGTTCTCTTGCTTCAATGAAGATTGAACTTGCTTATATGCTGATTGCATATCGTTGAAGTCTTTGTAGATTGGTTCACCAGAGAACATCTTTTTAAGGGTTGATTCGTTCTCAAAACCTTTTTGACCTTCACCCATGTTGACCTGAACAGCGCCAGACTTGCGGATAGCCATAATGTTTGCCATTGTTACTGGTGTACCAGTAGCCTTGAGCAAACGAATCTCTGTTGGAGTAGCTTCAGCAGAAGTCACAGCAGTCACTTGACCAGTACGAGCGTTTTTCTGATATGTTCCTTCTGCTGACAAGCCCATTGCAGTTGCTTGTGCAGGAGTCAAGATATTGAAGCTCTCACGCTTGAGTTCTTCTTCAAGAATCTTAGGAATTGCAGTCTTTGGAGAAAAAGCTGCTAATGCACGTTGCTCTGGTGTCAGTTTAGAAAACAGTCCACCGCCAACTGCTTGTGGCGCAGCAACAGGAGCAACAGGCATAGGAGCAGGAGCTGTGTAAGTGCTTTCGCCAAGCATAGTGTCTGGTGCAGCGCCACGACCACCAAGGTCAACACCGCTAACTGGCTCAGTTGGCATTGCAGCAACTGGTGCAGCTTGTGTAGTTTGGGCTGAACCACCGCCAAGCAGATATTGCTGCAACATCTTTTCACGTTGCGCTTCATCTAACTTTTGACGCACCATCATGTTTTGCAAAGCACCTTGCTGCGCTTGCTGGTAGCCTTGCTGACCAGCCATCAATGCGTTGCCAATTGCTTCTCCAGCAGTAACGCCAGTTCCAACTGGTCGGCGCTTTTGAGCCATGAACAACGCAGCAGCAGCCGATAGAGCTGCTTGGTTGCCAATTGCTTCTTGCTGTTGTGGAGTCAAGTATTCTTCCATACCCGTACCGCCACCACCAAAAAGTAAACCGCCAATGTTTTGTGTTGCCATGATTTACCCCATTAACCCTGTGATGCCATAAGATTTCAAAATATCTTGCCAACCCATCGAACGACCCATAGGCATACTGTTTTGAGCCATTGGCGTTGCTTTTGGCTGATTTGCTTGAAGCATTTTCATAGCAAACAATGCTGTATTTGGGTCAAGCGTTTGAGTGCTGCCAACAGTGTTTGGGTCAAAAGTAGTTGAGCCATAAGGCTGAATTGTCTGAGATGGAACTGCTTGCTGAAACCAGTTTGGTTCAGCATTAGGGTTTGGCGTTGAGCCGTAAGGCTGATAGCCACTCATATTATTGTTGAGCCAAGATGGTTGCATATTCACCCCTTACAGCAAACCGCCAATTGATGCGCCAAGAGCTGCCCCCATAGGGTTTCCTCCGCTGATAGCGTAACCAGCAGCACCACCAAGAGCAGCGCCAGTTGCATTTGTTCCACCTGTCATTGGTGTTGATGAAGTCATACCCAAATTGGCTGGTTGAACACCAACAGCAGATTGCTGAATCGCCAACTTTTGCAATGCAAGGTTACGTTCTGCATCAAGACGTTGTTGTGCAAGTGCTTGAGCCTGTTGCTGTGCAGTCATAATTGCACCAGCGCCTTGCATACCCATCTGTTGAGCTTGCTGTGCAAGTGTTGCAGCCTGACCGTAGCCCTGCGAACGCAATTGCGCAGATGTTGTTGCACCTTGACGCAAAGCAGCTTCATTAGTCAATGCAGATTGAACTGCTTGACGTGAGCCGCCAAAAGCACCAGCGCGAGTTGCAGAAGACGCATCAGTAACTTGTTGCATCTGACGCTGACGTTCAATATCGCCCAACGCTGTATCAATTACTTCTTGCTGATACGGATTTGTAAACTTACTGATTGATTCTGGCGTAAAACCAGCCATCCCAAGATTTGTTAGACGCTGTTGAGCCGCTTGATATTCAGGAGTAAAGTCAGCAAACTTTTGAACACCAAGATTGCCAGCAGTTGATTTGGCTAACTCTAGGTTGTCCAAATATGCTTGTCGTGCAGCAGGGTCAATCTGCTGAGTTTGGGTTTGTTGCTCATCGCCGCCTTTAGACATTCATAACTCCTTTGAAAGCACAGCCCATTTTGGCTCGTACCCTCGTTCCTTTAAAAAACTCTTTTGCCAACCTTTGCGTCCAGCAAGAGAGACTCGCGTACATCCAAGACTCTTGCCCCAAGCCGCAATAAGTGGCTCCATAAGGCTGATTTCGTCTAGGTCGCCGCCAGCAAGGAAGAAGTGCAAATCCTTGAGTTGCGGATAGACAACGATTTCAGTAATGATGATGGAATTTGCGCCTTCCCAACACTGAAGTTTCTGCCTCAGTATTAAATCAGCCACATCATCAATCGTGTGTGTTCCTGCTGAGTATTCTAATGCCGCTTCAACGTGTTTGCGCAGCCTCCAAAACTCAGTCAAATCTGTCATCGCTTAGACCCTGCTGTGCCTTCAAACCTGATTGTTCCAATACGCCAATCAGCAGACTTTGCGCTTTCAACCTTTACGGAAACCTGTCGCCCATTGATACGAACAGATGTCGGGTTTGCCATTGAATATGGTCCAAAACTACGCTCATCAGCAGTTGGGTACAAACGTGAAGAAAACCGCACCTGAACGTCACCCAATGTGTTTTCGTCAGGAATGATCTTATTGATGTTCATTAGTGTTTCGCCAACACCAACTTCAACTGGACCAGACTCAGCATATGGCAAGTCTGTTGCAACATCAATCAGACCAGTTTCATGCTCATAAATATAGCCATCAGTAGAAACCATCAATGGATATGTAAATACGCCACGGTCAGTTCCAGCAGTACGAGTCATGCTACCAATAGCCCAATGGCCTTCTCGGTAGTTATAAGAAACGTATGAATCAACTTCAGTTGACGAGCTGCTCGGATAGAACCACCAAATTTCACCAAATGCTGAATTATGAACAGCGTAAATCTTTGACTGTTGCGCCCTATTTATGTTATTCAGCACAAAATCGCCAACATCACAAGCCAAAGGCTTGACAACTCCGTCATATACCCAGAATCCTGAATTAGACATCCAGATGCAAGAGTTGTCAGTTGATGCAACAGCTTGCTTGGAAACAACTCCGCAGCCAGTGCCAACACGATCAAACGAGTAAACGTATGGAGCGCCAATATACGTTGCTGTATGAACGTCAACGTCAGTAAACAACACAGTCAAACCACGAACGCGCTTACCGCACATCAATGAGCCGACTGAAGTAATATTGAATTCACCAGCCTGATTTGTGGCTGAAGCTGTCCAAGCAGTATTGTCTTCTTGGTCACACCATTTGACTAGACGCTTGTCACCACCAGCTCCAAGAGCAAAGATAAAGCGTTCAGCAGTCACAACAATACCTGTGCAGCCTGTTGGAGCGTTGGTAATTGCCGCAGCATCACTGGCTGTGTTCAAAGACCATTCATAAATCTTGCCATCAGTATTGGCACAAGCAACAAGGTTTTGCCCCCAAGTGTCTAGGCTCCATGTTGTTGCTTGAGTGATTTCTCCAGTGTCAGGACGTGGAACACCGTAGTTGTAAAGTCCATAGCCAAGATAGCCATAGCCTAATTTAGCCTCACCACCAGCTTGTCCTGCCGTATATCCTGATGGAGTGATGTCATACACGGTTCCAGTTTCACCCATCACATACAGATGTGTGTGTGTACCGATTCCAATCCAACGGTCATTGGAGTTATCACGCCAAGTAAGTAAGCCACGGGCTTTACCTGATACGGTATTAGATGAACGCTTTTGCCAACCGCCAACAGGACGCATCGTTCCTTGATACCAGCGTACCAAGTTTGAGCCGAACCAACGTCCAGATGATTGATATTCAGTGCCGTTACGGTAGACACCAGCAGGGATTTTGAGCGGTACGAGTGCCATAAGTCTTATCTTTTACGGTGGGGTTGGAAGCGTCAAAGGAAGTGGCGCAACAAAGTTCACAGCCAAAACTGCTGATGGTATGCCTGTATGTGGTGATGTTGCAGTCGTAGCCTCAAGAGTTAGGCTTGTTGAATCACCAGCCCATCGCAACTTAATGTACGAACCAGAACTTACGTCAATACTAAAGTTCCAGTTAATTGACATATGCTGATCTGAGCCTGAAAGCGTGTTCTGCCTTGTGGTGTAACCAATGTCTGTGCCATCCCTGTTAATCATCAAATAAATCTGCTTGGCAGATGAGTTTGATGACTTTGCTTGTGCAGAGAACTGGAAGTTGTAAATACCGCCAACAGCGCAAGTGATCTTAGTAGTATCAACAACGCTTACCTGATTGTTTAGGTAAGTCTGATTAAACGTGATGTCGTACTTGGTATTGGTCGCCGCCAAGGTTTGGTCTTCTGTGCTGAAGAACAAACCGTTTGGCGAGTCAATAAATCTAGCTCCAGCAGGACCAAACAAGGCGCGAAGATTAGACATCAGCCTAATAAAGAATGTCCGAAGACTTCCATTAGTTTGATTGACTAGCTGACTGCTATACACAACACCAGCAACTGGAAGTTCTGGTACTGGCGCTGTTTCAATCTGACCTTGGAAGTTTTGCATAGCCTATATTTTCGCTGAAATTAGGCTTGTAAAACCGCCAATGCTTCATTGGTGTGTTTGATACGGTCATCTAGACCAATCGTGCCACCGTTGATCTTCTTGGTCAGTCCGACCCAATCTGCCGCTTCAGACAAGTTGTTGCAGTTATGAGTTGACCAGAACCATCCAGCAGTCAAAGCTGCATACTTTGGAGTACCAACCAAGTCAGGGTCAGCAACAAAATCAATCCCCAATGCCTTACCAGCGTGAAAGTAATTAG